CGCGTAATGTTAACTGGGGCTTTTCTCTATCTGCCTTTTGGTGTTCATGCCTGAGACAGATAGCCTCAAGCACCCGCAGCAATTCTACAAAAAATCATCTCTATTTCAATTTTACTGTATTTCTGCAACCGGCCTTCCGGATGAGCCGCGCCCAACATATCTGTCCATTTCCAGTCTGATATCAAGCATCATCAACATCCCAGCAACTATCCCCTCAGCCTTTTGCAACAAACGGCCAACCCAGCAATCGGAACGTCCATGTTTCCTTGCCAGTGCCATGAACGTCATTCCGAACACATAGTAATCAACCAGTAAGTCATGTAAATCTTTGTTGTTCTTATTCAGCCGGGCCATGCATCCGCAAATGACCATCGCGTCATCGTCACAACATTGCGGACGTGACTTAACCTTTGACGGAATCAATCCTTTGAATCCCGCAGCAATCGGTGACCAGGTAACATCCTCGTGGTTATTTGCCACCCATGCCCCCCAACGCTCAAGAACCATCTGAATATCACGCATCAGCGCAGTACCTCCTGCACCAGCTTTTCAAACTTTCCAACTTTGGTTTCCAGCTCTGCCACACAATCCACCAGCTCATCCACTGCTTTTTGTGCGCGGTGTTTCGCCTGCATCAGTTCCCTGAGCGCCGGCACCATATCCCGACGAATGGCATCTTTTGTTACACCTGTTTTTTCCAGTTGTTCCGCCTGTCGCAACATTTCCTGTGCCTGTTTACGTAGTTGTTCAGGGGTAAAAGTCATTGTCTGGTTGTTCAAAAGAAACGCTCCATCTTACTGCTGTCAGTTCGTTTGTTGCTGTATCTGCGCGGCTGAGGCTGCTGCATTGGAAGAGTCCTGTGCGCTCCCCTGAAAGTTGAAATGTTTTAGCGATGCCTCAAGTCTCATTGTTCGCACTCTCCAACCAGATTAAGAATGACTGCCGCCCCGTTGTCTTCCATGTATTCGTCCTTTCCGCTTGCCAGAAACCAGCGGCACACCTCCACAGCTTCAGCGCGTGTCACCGGTTTGATGGTTGCCAGTAATTTTTCCAGGTATCGCTCACGGTCGTATACAGACTCATGGTGTTCGTAATAACCAAAGTCGTAGCCGAGTTCCTGGCCAGCAGTACGGCGAACGTTGTAAAGCCAGTCCCAGTAAACAAATTCACGAACAACATCTGACAGTGTATGAGGCTCTGGCAGAACGTCACGATAGCCATCAACATATGCGCGACGCTGATCATCAATTTCATTTATACGACTGCCGTTAATGCTTCCGTCTCTCTTTTCGTCTGCGGTCCAGCCCCACTGGTAATCATCAGTAAATTTTTGGGAAGACCTGATCACTCGCTCGGCCTCTACGTCCTCCATCGCAGCCTCATAGCTGCCGAACGTAGCGCGAACATCAGCAGCTTTCTTGATGTTCTTACGCGCATTTTCAATGGCTCTCGCTGGATTATCCATACCGATAGTACCGAAAGCTGCCTGGAAAGGATCACAGCCATTCGCCAGCAGATAACGGGAATACCGCTCCTCGGCCTCTTTTGGAGAGATTTTAATTTTCTCCAGCGCTGCTTCTGCAGCGTCCAGATGTGCCGGTTCGTTCAGGCGGATGACCTCCAGTACCCACAGATAGGCATCGGTCTGTTTATGCCCGGTGATTCTCTGTTGCTCAGGCAGAGGCTTGATGTTTGCCAGGGCGGAGCTATGCGCTGCCGTCGGGATGGTGAATAGTGCTTTATGTTCGTTGTTATCTGTACGCATTACGCAGCCGCCTTTTTCTTGTAGAAAACCAGCTCACGAACCTGATCGCCGTTCATGAGCATGTTGTTAAAATCATCGTGATCGGGCCAGTACACGCTCACGCGCTGCAGGTCATTCTTTGCCAGCAGATTGGCATGAGCGCATTCATAGGCCGCTGCCAATCCGGTGGCACTGTTTTCGTCACGGTCAGCAAAAATAATCAGGTGCTTAACGCCAGCCGGAGCACGAAATTTCTTCATGAAGTTAGCCGTCATAGTTGCCCAGGTGTTTACGTTGTAAATCTGGTGCGCTGACAGAGCCGTTTCGATGCCTTCGGCGATGCCAAGTGTGCTGGCTACCGGGAACATCCGGATCGCTACTGACCGGGCGTGATCAAGATAGTTATCTTCCTGCAGGGATTTTTGGCGCTTTGCACTGGCACCGATATCTGCTTTTTTGGGACCATCGAGTAATGTCTGGTGCAGATAGCACAGTTCCCCTTTATCATCGGTGGCGAGGGAATAAAGCGACTGATACACCCTCCCGGCATGGCGCTGCTTATCGTTGAAACGGATCGCTTCAAGCGGCAGACTGAAAATGCCGCGCGCATTGAGATACGCAGCACCAGAAGTGCCACGTAACGGCTGCAGCTTCGCGAACTTATTCAGAACCTTTGTACGCAGGCTGGTAGCGCTGCTGCTGACCGGGATTTTTACACGCTGAAAATCATTACCGATCAGGTGGTCTATTTCCCTACAAACCTCATTGAATGGTTTTCCCTGTGTCAGGGTGACAAGCTTCATACCGTCACCGCTGCCGCAAGTACAAATCCACGTTCCACGCCCGTCACGGTCATCAATTCGCAACTTTCCGCGCGCACCGCATACAGGGCATTCTCCTTTATAGTGATTTTTTCCAGTTATCGGTGGCAGGCCAAAATGCTCTAAAATTTCAGGCCAGCGGCCTTTCGCAGCATCTACTGTTTTCATAAAACTCACACCACTACATTTTTCTGAAGTTGCTGTTTGGCGTTGATAATTGCCTTAGTCGGGCAGTTCTCAGGGAGCTCGTAAATTGCGGCACAACCTGGCGGCAATGCGCCTGCATGATGAGATTCTGTCTGTGGTTGAGGGGGGCGTTTTTGCCCCTTCGCAAACCTGATGAGTTTGTATCTGATGTAGTTGCTTACCTCCGGGGTAATTTCCATCGGGAAATCACTCAGGTTATCCGGCCATTCGCCGAACTTCTCCCGGAAAGTGTGAGCGCACCAGCCATCACTAACGGGCTTTTTCCCCTGCGATACGCGCTGGCGCTGATAAAATTTGATCTGGCTCCACCAAGCCTGTTTCTCTGCCTTTGTCGATAGATGCTGATTTTTACCCAGCTTTTTAAGTTTGCGCCCGGTATCGGTATCGACATCCTCACCACCCAACGGCTTATGCCCGCATTTCGGGCAGACGTATACACCAGCGGGTTTCATGTAGTGGCATTGAGAACATTCATGGGGGAGTTTTTCGGCCCGCTCCTCAGCTGCACGGCGCGCACTTTCCTCCATGCCATCAGACTTACCGGGGAGATCGTCATACTCGATAGAATCCGGGTAACCGAGGCGGTGTACGGTGCCACTGTGATCGAATATGAGACAAGATTCTTTACCCGGCGCTGTGCGCAGGCCGCGCCCAATCGCCTGCAGCCAGCGAATTTCACTTTTTGTTGGCCTGGCGTAGATGATGCAACGAACGTCACTATCGAAGCCAGCCACCAGAACGCCCACACTAACGATGATTTTCGTTGCACCAGTTTCAAAGCGGTGAATGATGGTCTGACGCTCATCCACTGGCGTGTTGGCGGTCATGACCTCAGCGTTAATGCCAGCTTGGTTAAACTGGATTGTCAGAAAATTAGCATGGGCTACGTTGACGCAGAACGCGATTGTCGGCAGATCCCGGCCATTCTCCAGCCAGTTCTGTACGATGTCGCCCACCAGCGTAGAGCCGCACATGATTTCAGCCAGTTGAGCTTCGTTATAATCGTTGCCGTACTCAAGTGAAGACTTGGTTTTTACGCCTTTCAGATCCGGCTTTGTTGGCGCATAAAATTCGTATTTACTCAGATCGCCACGCTGGATTAACTCGCCGATGGTGGTCGGTTTAATCAGTCGGTCATAGTATTTGCCCAGGAACGGGGAAAACGGAGTACCCGACAGGCCAATCACCTTTACGCCTTTGCCGCGCAGACGTTCGATATCCTTCAGGATGCGTTTTTTACGCAGGTGTGCTTCGTCGATAATCAGCAGATCAATATTTTCAGGAAAAACACGACGAATAAGCGTGTCGGCGCTGGCAATCTGAATTTTCCGGTCCGGATCGTAGTTCGGGTGATCCGCCCAGATATAACCGATTTCATCCTCCGGTAACCCGTACTCCACGAAGCGATTAGCCGTCTGACCAATCAGGATAGTGTACGGTGCACAAAACAGAACGCGCATACCACGGCTGACGAACCCGGCAACGATGAAAGCGGCCAAACCGGTTTTACCGCTACCAGTTGGCGAATACACCATGAAGGTGTCATTTGCCTTCCAGTCACGACGCAACATGTTTAACGCTCGTTCCTGTGCAAAATTCGGCGTGATCGTCAGCTCCATTGTTTTGCTCCAGTGCTGATGAGATAATAATTTTGTGATGTGGTTTTCATGGATTCCCCCTCACATGGCTGGTGGCCTCCCCAAAGGCTGCCAGCCTCCCTTCTGATTCAGTTCCCCTGAAAAACACTCTTCCAGGAAGAACCCTTTTTTCGTTTCTCAGCGCCTGAGCGCCTTGTACTATCTTGCTGATACAGGCGTTTTTTTTAATTGCGCCCTTAAGACAGTGATCTACTTAACCAATGGATCTCTCCTGTTGGAAAAGTCCCTATTCCTACCCCTGCACCCAATCCCCCCCTTC